AACTTGAAATTTTTGTGAGCAATATCAAAGGGTTACATAATGTGCCCTTTGAAACTCATAATTCAAAAGAGAAATCCCAGGAGCAATCCTGGGATTTTTTTTCACTTCAACTTCAGTGTCCATTTGATTTTTCCGCAATCCCATATCCTATCATACCCCAAGCTCTGTAATAATGCCCATTCTGAGAGTTTTTGGTCAAGATGGGGATAATCTCGCAATAATTTGCCTTTTTTCATCGAGCGTTTATGATGCCTCGCACTGTAATTTTCAACATAGCTTTGCATGGGAGGCACAATACCTGTTTGTTCAAATCCCAATGTTTTATACACAGCACCTTGTGAAAATCTATTGTCACTGAAACTGAAAATTTCGGCGGGCGATACTTCTTGAATGAAAGTTTTCAGTAATTTACTTGCTGCCCCCACTACATGAGTTTTAGTTGCGAATCTAGTGAGTTCATACTCGCCTGCAGAGTGCTTTTTGAAACACATAACACCTTCCAGTGTACCATTTAAGGTCAAGCCTCCTGTCCAACTCATGCGTTGTGGAGCCGATAGCATATGATATTCTGCTAGGAACGTTTTGGCATCAGTGTGAGAGATTTTTTGAAAATTACATTTCCTAGCCCAAATGCTTGCTGATTGTTGACCCAAAGTAACGGCAAGATATTGTTTCAGTGTTTCTTTTTTGAATGCCCATTCATCACTGAAAATAGTAATGAGTCTGATATTTTTGTTTCGGGCAGCGTCAAATTTGCGATAATGATAATTCCAGCTTTTCTTGCCTGAATTTTCGCTGTGCCAATACAGTCCACAATATTCGATGCCAATTTTCAATTCTGGCAAGAGTATATCGATCTCATAAGGATTGATGCTCCTGCGATCACCACTTATGACATTGCCAGGATAGATTGATTTTACATATGCCAAAAGCTCAAGTTCTTCTTTGCTCTTGTATTCAACAGAGGTAGGATAGCACACTTTGCAGATTGGTGGGCTTGCATAATCGAAACGTTTCACAAAGCTTGTGGCACAATGGACACATTCAAATTTCATCTCTGGCCGAGTTTGCACTCCAATATACTCTTGAGCACTTATTTGCGGAGTGACACCAAAGTTTTCCACCACCATTTGAATAAATCTTGGATAATTTTGTTTTGCTAAGTGGTGTGGTTCATATCGTTGTTGTTTTGTAGCCGTTGCTTTGGCACTAATCTCTTTGTTTTTCATAGGGTTATCTACCCCAAACTTCACCAAGTTTGTTTGCACCTTTTTTTGTTTGACAGTAGATAATGCAGCAACGTTACTGACACCATATTTGTCTTGCACCGTTTTTTGGTGTTTGGCAACAATTTCAGTTACCTTTGCTTTGTTGTTGTATGTATCTTTGTGGCGCTGTTTTGCCTCTAGTGTTTGCCCAGAATTTGTTACTCCGTATCGTGCGATGTTTGTAGCTGCACGCCGAGAGTTGGTCTCTAGTTTTTCTGCTGTTGTTTTGTTGGCTTTTGAAGCAGAAACTTTTTCGCTAACACTCTCTTGTGCACACTTGCAGTTTTTGGTCATTCCACAAAAGCCGTAACCTTCTTTGAAGCTTTTGAATTTTTTGATGGCATTATATTCACAAAGATTGCTGATATTATTGATTACAGAGTATGCACGTTCACTCAAAGATACCTCTGGTGCTAAATTTTGAGTTTGCTCCAATAGCCAATTTTCCAGTAACTGATCTTTTTTGATGCTCTGCCCAATGTGTTTTGGGCTTGCCTTTTCAATCAACATTTTAAGCTTGTGTAACACTGTGTATCCCTTGTAACCCTTATTGTGATTTATTTATACTGATATTACAACTTTTGAGTTTGTTGTAGATAGGATATATCCTGCTATGATGCACTTTGAACAAACTGCCAAAAGGAGTTTTTGTCACACAAGAGCATCTCCAGTATTTTAGATATTGACAGGCAGCCCCAAACATACAAAACTCATGGCAATAGCCTCTGGGAAAATTTTTATGGAACGACTGCCTGATCTGCAAACTGAAGTCTTGCCTTACAATGGCTTGAATCTGCATATGAACAAGGCTGACTTCTGGAGCAGCAAGCTACGGTTACAAAACAACAATTGGTTGTTCAAAAAATGGTGGAAAAGCTGGCAAGCTCAAGGCTTAGAGGGCGATGGCTTGCTCTTGGACATTGGGGCAAACTATGGTGTAGCCAGTTGGGAGTTTTTGAGCCAGGGGTTTGTGAGTTCCACAATCATGTTTGAGCCCATTCAAGAAAATTGTGAATGCATCATGCGGAGTTATGAAGGCAAAGAAAACATTTATCAGATTTTCAATAATGCAGTGAGTGAGCAAAACGGAGAAATCAGTTTTCAATACAATCCCAAACAAACTGGCACCAGTCACATTGTGGGCACTGGTGGTAACAGAACAGTGAAAACTGTGAGTATTGACAGTTTTGATTTTCCCCAAGTCAAACTCATGAAAGTGGATGTGGAAGGACACGAGCTGGATGTTTTGAAAGGTGCCCAAGGGAGAATCAAGCAAGATCAACCATGGGTGTTTTTTGAATGCAACCATGCAAATCCACAAGAAATACAGAAAGTTTGTAAGGTAATCAATTGGTTCTTGGAGCAGGATTATGTGCCGCTTAGCAGCAGCCATCATCATATTTTAGATGAAACTAGCATTATTGCCAGCAGCTTGGCCAGCAACAGCATCTTGGCAGGTGTAAATGACTTGTTTGCTGTTCCCCGGAGTAGCTTGCCCACTGATGTAGACAGCATCAACTTATATAAGGTATATCAACAACAGTTGAGCAAGAGCGGCAAAGTGGCTTTTTGGAAAGATCAAGTGCCTTGGTTTCATCTCAGTAATGTTGAGCAACAGAAGCTGGCCAAAATTCCCAACGAAGGTGAAATATTACAGCCCAGCCGAACCAACAAGGTTTATACTCAAATGGAAGGATCAGTAGTTTATACTGAAAAGTTCTTTCAAGTGTTTTATCAATATCAAAACCCCTTGAGTGATATCTTCTCATAAAAGGAGAGCTGAGCACCAGTCTCAGCTTTCCAAGTTTCTTAAAATCCCAAGCTCTTCAAAGCATCTTTAGCCATCTTGATGCCATCTTCAGCTGCCTTTGCATCCGGGCCTTGGCTAACACCACGAGGCAACACGCCTTCACAAATCAGTGTAGCAATAACAGGGCTGATGGCTGATCCCACAGCAATACCAACACCAGCAGGTGTGCCCCAGAGATAAGCATTGGTAATGGTTGTGTTGATGCAATTTGACAGTGCATTGAAAACCAGCGTTTTGTTTACCTGGCCCTTGACACCTGGAATGAGAAACAAACCTTCAGTTATGATGTAGCTGATGCTGCAACTCAATGCCATTGTTTGAGCCATCGTGGCTGCCTTGCCTGCTTGACTGGCAAAGTAAGCTACCCAAGTCATGCTTGCTGCTGTGGAATTTACGGTGCCTGGATCAGCAGGAGCAGGCTTTGGTGTAAAATACATTACTATGCCTGTAGTAAGCGCATAGTTCAGTCCAATTCGGCAAGCATTGGCGTCAACCCAAGCATATGCATCTTCCGCAGCCTTCACCACAGCCTCAGCGCCGTCTTTGTAAAAGTCCTGTGCTAAGGCACATCCATTCTTCCACTCAGTGGAGGCAACATCAATACCTTGTTTAGCTGCTTCTTCTGTGTTTTTGGCAATGGTGTTGGCTACACTAGCAGTTACCGCAGCAGTGTTATTGGCCAAGCTCACGCTGTAATTGTAGGCGTCAGAGGCTGCCTTGGATGCATCCTTGTACACATCAGTTGCTGTGTTTGCCACAGTGTCAGCAGCCTTTGTGGCCTCTTTTGTTACAGTGTCAACAGCTTTAGTGGTTTCTTTTTCCACTGTCTTGGTTGTGTCAGTTACTGTTTTTGAGACAGAGGAGGTGGCTTTCTTCACGTCCTTGGTGCTGGGCATTTTGATTTTCATTCTTGTTCCTTTTGTTACACAAGTTTGTTTGCCAAGTATAACAGAACCTTATTGCCGTGGGCTATTTTAGGCTTAACAAGGAAGGTATGAAATATATTTTTTCACACCCAGTTGACACATCAACTGGAGAATTTTGTCTGCATTTGGGCTTTTTTGAATACTCAAAAGATTCCGGATCACTCGTTCATCATCTTCTTGATTTGCCAACAGGCTTATGTGCTTTTTGATCCAGTCAAGGTCTTTCTTGACCATGAGAGGTTTGGGAAAAATTGTCAACGCTTTGAAGTAACGCATGATTTGATTGGGATCGTCTTGTATGTTGGTCCTGGTATCAGGCAACATACGTATGCGGCTGTGCTTCAAATCTTCATATCCACCTTGGTAGTCCCAAATATGGCCGTGCAAGTCCATGCTCATGGAGTTGATAGTTAAGTCTCGCATTTCACTGTCAGTTGCCCAATTTTTGGCTTGCTTGAGAAACGGACGCTTGTTCTTCATTTGGATTCTGTAACCCAAACTGGTGATTTCCACCTTGTTTTTGCTCCCGTTATCTCTGAATACAGCCTTGATTGTTCCATGTTTGATGCCTGTAGTCTCAGCTTCAATGCCATAGAGATCCAATAAAAACAAGGTTTCACTGGGATCAGCATCCACAACCAAGTCTATATCCCGTGGAGGTTTATGCAGCAACAAGTCGCGCACCGCGCCCCCAACAATACGGGTGGGCACATGATGATCGTGAAGTATCTCTAAAATTTTTCGCGTGTTTGGGTCAATAAATTGATTCATTACTGACACATCAACTTGGGCAACAGGCTTTGTGGGATACTTTTTCATCAAGTTATTTAAAGGCTGAGACGCCATTGCCCTTGTTTATAGTCTTGGTTTGGAAACACAACCCATTGTTCTCCTGTCCAAAAATACCATTTTTGACTGTATTGATTCTTCACCACAACTGGTGGGCTGTTGCTGCTGTCAAAAACCATACGCCACACTGCACCATCGTATTCAATAATGTCGTTGGCCACAACAGGGGCAACAACTTGCACTGTGTTTCCTGATTCTGCATTTACATCAATAGCCAACACAACTTTGTATTGGCTATCATTCAATTGTTGTAGGCTCAACACACTGGCGGTTTGGGTTATACTTGTGCCCAGGATAAGTTGAAGTTCTCGCTCTAGGTTCAAGCGAGCTTGATTCAATGGAGTTATAACAAGTTCAGTGGAGCTTTGCACAGACACCACAAGTGCGGAAACTGGAGTTAAAGCTTTGACATTGCCCCAAGCACCACTCTGGAAGGCGATTTCATTTGTCAAGAGATAGCGTTGGCCAAATTTTTCCTCACTCAACCCAGATCCTGGGAAAGATTTTTGTGGATCAATAACAGCAGTAATGGGGCTGCTTTGGTTAGTGGGCCAACTGTTGATTTCGCCTTTCCACACCAGCAGATTTTGGTTGGTGGGGTGAAGCTCAATATATCCCACTAGGTCGTTCTCGCGGTTGTCCAAATCATCACTAGTCAAGAGTCGGAGTTGGCTGGCACTGGATTGAAAACTGCTATAGGGCCTCACAGCACCATATTTGTCCAAGAGTCGCCACCAAGCCAAGGTGCCTCCTTTGTATGTAGTGGGGGTGAAGCCCAAATTTTCCACTGCGGAGCCCTGAACATTTTCCAAAACAACATTGCCTCCACTCATGTTCCAAAATTCCAGTTGTTGATTCAAGTTGAACACAACATTTAAATTGGGGTCCACTGTGCGCAGACGGATCAAGCTCACTAAGTCGTCAATGCTGGTGTTGGGAATAGTTATGGCTTGGCCATTGAATTTAAATGTTGTGCCAGGCACCAATAGGGGATTTTTCCTCCCAGTTACCCTAGTGGGCAACTGTTGAGGATCGATTATGTCACCAGTTGGACTCTGGAGGCTCACTTCCCAAGTGTTTTCGCCTGCAACAGCAAGACTGATGCATGCATCGCCAGGAGTGGTGAGCACACGGCTCAACAAAGATTGCTCTGTCCACTCCATGGTATTGGGATCATACTCGCCTTCCTGGATATTGGTGACAATCTGTTGAATGATTTTTTGTAACTTGACTTTGGCAGGCGGATTGATGAAGATAGGAACCTTATATTCCACTGTGCACACATCAATGGGATTTTCAGTGCCCACAGGTATGCTTCTGCTGCTCCAAGTGATGTTCGTGGGCTCCAAGGTTGTGATGGCAGTCCAATCCAAAGGATTGTTGGATGTTTGAATATCAATCATGCCATTGTAAAGCACTTGAGTTTGTTCCAAGAGCTCTTCTTTTTGTTGCAAATTACTGGTCCAAAAATCCACATTGAAGGTCAAATCAAATGGAACGCCCATGTAACGTTCAACAGTGCTTCTGTTACCCTGTGTGCTCAAATAACGTGAATTTTCACCGTCATATTCTCGCTCAATTACATTTTGAGTTGACACCAAGCTGGGAGCATGCCGCCGATTTGGGCTCAAAGCCATAGCAGTCATATACACTGAAATGAATGGGGCTGTGGGCAGTTTGTTTTCACTGTTGGCATTTGTTATGGTTTCTGCCAAGCGTGAGGCATCACCATAACGACAGGGCACACGTCTGAGCTTGGGCGACCCGTCATCATTCACTCCGATGCTGACAGAAAAATTACTGAACGCACGTATGACCTGAAGTCTATACTGACGTAGCTGTTGGTTATACCAATATTCCATTAGCTGAGAAACAAATCCCTTTCTGCGTTGCGTCGGCGAGTTAGGCCAGCCAGTTCTTTCCCACCGCTTTTGTTCCACTTGGGAAACTCATCAGCAGCACCAGCATAATCCTTGGCATTGAGTTTTTTCAAAAGTGTGCTGGAGCGCAAGTTTCCGGGCCCCAAGTTGTATGTGAAACTCACCAATGCATCAAACTGGTTTTGAGTAATGGGAACGGTAACAGCACTGTTGACTGCTTGTTCAAAGGTTTTCACGTCAGTTTTGAGAAACTCATTGGCTTGTGATTCGGTTATGGTGGCTGGGACCTTAACTGCCTGGCCATTTATCTTGGTTGTGCCATAGCCAATAGTGGGCACACCTGCGGGGCAGATATAAGCATCCAGCTTCAAGCCTTCAAAGCTTTTGATAAGAGATAAGCCTTTTTCACCTGTGGTTTTGCTCATGATAATTTCCTTATATAATATCTGGATCAAGTTTGGGTTTTATTGTAGTGCGCAAGTTTTGACGTTCGTCAACAGTGGTGCCATCGGGATAAGTGGTTTTATTGCTGTTGTTAATAAATGTTGTCAAAACACGATTGGCAGGCAGCCAGGGTGCACGATAGTTGGTTTCTAGTCTTTTCCATTTGATTCCTTCGCGTTTGTATAGCACTGGGGGCAAGTAGTCCATTCGGAGAAAGTAGTCACCCTCCTTGTAGACGCTGGGAAAACTGGTGCCTGACGGCACTGGCTTGCTTTGGTTTGGCGGAATGCCATCGGAGTTGTAAACACTGATGGGCTTGTCCAAATCCTCTTCCAATATGTAAAAATGTGTGCTTTGCCAGTTTCTGAAAGCCACGTTGGCTGTAGCCTCTTCCAACACTGCGTCGTTGATGCTTATTTCTTTGTCATAAGTGCTGTTTACTTGTCCAAGTGTTGGCATGCTCCCGTCGGGATTGGGCTCTGGAACGATACCGTCTCCTCTGTCTTCCAACTCTTTGTTCAAAATGTCTTGGAACTCCTGGCTATCAGTCAAAGGTTGACATTTCACGCGCCAGAGATGTGGCCACCAAGTGGGACTGAATCCCTCTGCTGGGCGAGTGCCTTCTTGCACAACATAAAACTTGTTGATGGGGCGACCATCCAGTGCTGTGTCATCTCGCATGTGCAGCACCTCTATAACATCACCGCTCATGATGCGTCGTCCCAGTTGGGTTACCATTTGGTTGATGTGGAATGTGATGAACACAGTGTCAGTGCTGAGAAAAAATCCAAACTGTTTGAGATCAAACTCAGTATCCGTAACCAAATAGTGTCCTTTTATACTGTAGACATCGCTGTCATACTTTCTGTCACGGATTTCCAAGTTTACCAAGTCTGAAATGTTCAGCAGGTTGGTTTCGTCCGTGTCAGGTGTCACTGTTTTGGGATCAGGATTGGTTGGGCCAAGATATTTGTGGAGATAAAATTCTGTTGAGCCCATATTGATGTATTGCGCGGCCATTCTATCAAAGAACTTATAGTCCTTGTTCTTTGCACCAACGCCATTCCAAAAAGTTAACGGTGGCATAGCTGTTCCTTCATTTGTACTATTTAGGATCAGACCAGGGTCTTATGCTAGAGACTTTGACTGTTACGCTTCTGTTAAAAGTGGCTAGTGCTCTTGCACGTTATTTGAAAATCAGGCAAAATTACAGTGCCAATATGGATATGAAAGGAATAATAATGTATCTAAAAACATTGCTGGCTGCTGCGGTGCTTGTAATAAGCTCTACTGCATCAGTTATGGCACAACCTATCAACGGGGCTGGGGCAACATTTCCCAATCCGTTGTATCAGAAATGGGGGGAAGAAGCCAAAAAAACTGGAATTCAACTCAACTATCAAAGTGTGGGAAGTGGGGCTGGTCAAAACCAAATAAGAAACCGCACAGTGGACTTTGGTGCAAGTGATGCTCCAATGAAACAAGAAGACCTTGAGAAAAACAACCTGCTCCAATTTCCTGCTGCGATGGGCAGTTTGGTAGCGGCTGTGCATGTTCCGGGACTGGAAAGGGATCAGCTGAGGCTAACTGGCCAAGTCTTGGCTGACATATATCTTGGCAAGATTGTAAAATGGAATGACCAACGAATTGTAGAGCTTAACCCCACGCTGCGCCTTCCCAATTTAGCGATAGCTGTTGTGTATCGGGCAGATGGCAGTGGCACAACCTATGTGTGGGCCAGCTATCTCTCAGCAGTAAGCGAGGAATGGCGCTCTAGAGTTGGTACCGGTACCAGTGTAAAGTGGCCCATTGGCACAGGTGCACGAGGGAATGAAGGTGTAAGTGCCAGTGTGCGTCAGCTTCGCGGCGCCATCGGCTATGTGGAGAATGCATATGCCCAACAAGCTGGATTGGTGACAACGCAAATTCGGAACAAGGACGGACATTGGGTGCGTCCCAACCACAAAGCTTTTGAGGCAACAGCAGCCGCAGCCAACTGGAATGTGCCCAATTTTGCTGTCAACCTCATAGATCAACCTGGAAAGGACACATGGCCCATCGTCAGTCCAACCTTCATCTTGCTCCCACGTGATCCCAAGAATCCTGCCACAAGCCTCACAACCATGCGGTTTTTTGACTGGGCTTTCTCACATGGGGACGAGATAGCTGAGCGGCTGGACTATGTACCAGTGCCAGCTGAGGTGAAAACTCGGATCCGACAAGTATGGGCAAGTGAGGTTAAAGCTCCTGATGGGACTCCTGTTTGGAAGTAAGCTGTGTCTAAGCGGTCTTGGGTTGCAATGCAACCCAAGACCCTCCAAAAAAAACTCAGAAAAATAAGAACAAGTGGTTGACACATGTGAAGGGTAGCTGTATGATGCAGGCATAGAGACAGGAGTAACCCAAATGGCTCGCCTGACACGCACTGACGCTAAGCTGCAAGAGATCTTGCACAGCAAGAGCACTCCAGATTTCAGCACCCTGGACTACACTGCACCAGACTTTAATGTGCGGTATGGTCTGGCACTGAACTGGGTACACCAGGCTGTTGAGCCCGATGACCTGGTGCGGGAAGCGCAAGCTTATCTCACGCAGGCTGGTCGTGCACATGATGCTGGCTTGGTCAAGAACGTGCCCTTTGGGGTGCAGCAGACCATGGGCAAGATTGCTTACTGCCTTAATCGCGGAGCTCAGCTTAGCCCCAGGAGCCACACCTACATCGACAACGGTTTGGTGCAGGCCAAGCGGGTGGACACAGAAGGCGGGATGGACCAGTTGGCTCAGACCTCTTCAGGGCGTCTCATTGAGGCTTATGTGGCCTGCTACGCTCGGATAGACAACCTCAAAACCTTGGTGCTGAAGGGCAAAATGGATTTGGGCGATATGCCCCAGGAAGTTGCGAAGATTGTATCCAAGTATGGGGTACCCAAGGTGCTGCCCCGCTTGCAGGCACACTACGCTGAGGCTCTTGCTGAGGCACAGAGCGACAAGCTGATCCGGCACTGGGAAAAGCCACTTAAGGCAATTGTGCGGGCTCTGAGCAGCGGTCTTGCTCCAAAGCAGCCTCGCAAGGAAAAGCTTCCAAACAAGGAAGTGCTTCTCAAGGGCAAGAAGCTGAAGGTCAAGGCCAAGAAGTCCAGCAGCAGCCTTACTTCCAAGCCCAACAAGCCCAGCAGTGGACTCAGCATTGCTTCTCAGGTGCGCGAGCTGATCCGGGAAAACAAGAGCAAGGTCAACGAGGCAGAGATGGTGGAGATTGTGATCAAGAAGCTGGGACTCAACAATGCACGCGGCAAGAGCGTTGTGAAAGCTTTTTGGGGAAAGGTGTAACCTCGTTGGAAAGGGAAAGTCCGCAAGAGTTTGCTGACAGGTGGACTAGGCGCTGGGCAGGATACTACCAAGGAGGTTTGCCCAGCAGCCTTGAGCTCAACCAACTGTGCTCTGAAGTTTCCAACGTCAACGGTCAAGGTCCTTGGACTAGAGTGGTGCTGGGGTGGATGTATGGGCAGAGCCAATGTGTGAGTGATACTGACCTTTTGGTGTGGTGTAGCCAACTGGGCAACATTCTTTTGCAACCTTACTTTCTCAAGTACCGGCCCGATCCCAACAGTAGGGAGCATCCAACTGAAAACAACTATGGAAATCTTGGCATCCAAGTGTGGTGCAGTTCCAAGGAAGATGCCTCCCTAGTGCACTTGGCTTGGCCTGAATTTGTGGTTAGTGAGCGTGTTTTTTCAGGTAGCCAAATGCAAGACAGCTTGCGCTGGATGGCTGGACCGTCAAGCAGATTGTATGGAGCTCATAAATGATGATAGCTGATATGATTTTGGCACTGTTGATGGTGGGCGGAGGCCTTTGGAGTGCCAAATGGAGCATTCAGGTAGCAATCGAGAACAGTAGCACACCAGAGGGCTGCATCCAACAACTGCTGCGGGAGTCTTATGTGTTCATAGCCGTAGTGCTCTTGCTCTGGGGAATGGGCTGGGTAGACATATTTGCATTCACAATGTTCATTGTGCGAAAGCTGCGCCTACTGCTCTATGATTATCCACACTTAATTCAAAATTATCACAATCTCAAAGAGGGAATTAATTGATGGCCAAAAAACCAGGGCGTATGTTTCTCTATGTGTGGAGTGAGTCCACCAATCCCCATGAGTGCAAGTTTGGAGAACGCTGGGTGCAGCCTAGCGAGACTCCAGAAGACTCTGTTCGTGCTCGAGTGCGAGACAGTCTTGGAGTCAGAAAAGACCTGCTCAACACAGGTATTGTCAGCATTGATCACATCTGGGACGTAACCAGCTACGCTACAAGGGTTGGCCGTTGTCAGCAACATGCTCGCATGGATGATTATGTGCGCGGTTTTGTGGGTCACCGAAAAGGCACTACTGGTGAGATTCACACCATCAGCAGCCTGGAATTGATTTTGAAGGTCAATCAACACTTGGCAAGTGTGAATCAGGAACTGCCCTCAGCTGGCCTCAGCACCATGCAATACAGGATGTGCCTCCAAACTCTTGAGGCCTATGAGCAGGGCAAGCAAGTGGTGCTGGCTGAGCTGTGTGCTCGTTTTGGCAAAACCATTTACAGTGGTGCAGTGGCCCGCGAGTTGGAGTCACCATTGGTGATTGTTGCCAGCTATGTGAAAACAGTTTTTGCCAGCTTTGCCAAAGACCTCACTAGCTTCCAGCAGTGGAGCCACTATCAACATGTGGACACTCAGAAGGACGGGTGGCAAGAACAAGTTACCCAAGCCCTCAAGAGCAAGAAGCCTGTTATTTGCTATCTCAGCATGTGCAGTGGTAGCCAGCGTGAGGCCAGGATCAAATGGCTGTGCCAAAAACGGGTTGAGAGGCTGTTGGTTGTTGATGAGGCAGACTACGGTAGCTATCGCCCCGGGCAGGCTGAGCTGTTGAAGAAGCATATTGGAAAGCGAGACCGAGTTTTGATCATGACAGGCACGAATGCTGATCGGGCCAGCAAGCTGTGGAAAATTGACACCATGCTAAGTGTTACTTACCCAGAGCTTTTGGTTCAAAAGCATGCTGTGCAACAAGGGACTACCGGCAATGCTTAAGCATTTTGTGGTTGACACCACTCGAGACACTCTTGTTCCTGATATGCGACTGTATCAGCTTGACTTGAGCGAGCCTGTGATGCAGAGCGTAGCTGCTGGTGAGTTTGATGATGAAGACATGAAGCTGTTGCCCAGCTGGAGCAAGTTTGCAGCACACCCACAAAAGGCCAAAGGCTTTTTTGTTCGTATGCTGGAAACAGTTTTCTTGGGCAAGCATGGTGTTGACAAAGCCAACACTGACCTTCAAACCCAGAATTGGTTTGGACGAGAAAAGCAAAAAACAGCCATGATGTTTGTGCCTGGCAGTACCAAAGTGCAGGATGGTCAGCTGGCTGCTATTGGTGTGATTGCCCAAAGTGCTCTTCCTGCTTGGCGTGTGATTGTTCTGGGTGGCAATATCCTTGTGGGTGGTCAAAAAGTACGTAATGCCAATGCAGAACAAAAAGTGCTGGAACAGATTGAACAAGCTGTGAAACTCAATCAAAGTGTGTTGATTATCAGCAGCTTGATGGCACAACGCAGCTTCAGTATTCCACAGATTACTGAGCTGTATCTGGCCTACGACAGTGGTGAGGTGGGCGCCACGATTCAAAAAATGAGTCGAGTGCTTACGCCTGGTCGTGATCCCAACAAAGTTGGCAAGATCATCAGTCTCAGTTTTGATCCCAACCGAGACGACAAATTTGACAGCATGCTCTTGGAAACTACATTCAACATCACAAAGCAGAACCCCAAGCGGAGTGCTGCTGAGGTGTTGAGCGAGGTTCTCAGCACTGTAGACATTTGGAAAGGCAGTGCACATTCCAGTGTGCAAGTCAACAAGGACGCATATCTTTCACAAGTGCTTGCCCGTAAAAGTGTCAGTCGTGTTATTGGCAGCACTGCTGATCTTTCGCAGCTGGACCGAGACTGTATCCGAGAGTTGGCTACTGGTGTGGTTGCATATCAGCGTGCCAATCCTGTGGCAGCCGTTCCCAAAGGCAAGACCAAAATCATGCCCAAAAAGGCCAAATCCACCAAAGACAAGGATACAGCCCTGAATGAAATGCGGAAAGCACGTGAACGGATCACAGCTATTGTGGAAAACATTGATGTGATCCGGGACGGCAGCGGTTGCTTGCTGCTTCAAGACGCTCTTGAAGCCATTGAGCATGATCCTGATACACAAGAAAGCATTGCAGAAGAGTTTGGTGTGCGCTGGGAAACAGTTCAGAGGCTGTTTGATCAAGGCATTATCAAGCGCCAATGGCTGGAACTGATTTACGATAAGGTATGAACGTATGCTTAGCCGTCTTAAATTTGAAATCCAACCACTTGTGAGCCAAATGCTGGATCAGCTTCCAGCCAAGGTATGGGAAAGTTCAGAAACCACTTTTCTTGACCCAGCAATGGGTGGTGGACAGTTTTTGGTTGAAATTCAACGCCGCCTACAAGCTGCTGGTCATACAGATGAAAACATTGCTGCAAGGGTGTATGGTTGTGAGAAGAACAAACTTTGTGTAAATTATGCAAAGAACAACAAAAAGTTGGTGAGCAGTAATCTTCACATCAGCAATTTTTTGGATTATGATTGGGGTGATATGAAATTTGATGTGATTGTTGGTAACCC